AAAGGTAGTTAACTGTGACATGGCTTCTGGTTGGCATTTATGTCTCTAATGCGACATTTAACTTCAGGGTACTGGAGATGCACGACACAGAAATGGGATGCCTTATGGCTAGCGAGGCTGTAATCGCCTATGTTGGCCGGGAAAAGCTGAACTACAATGTAGTCTGTATCAAGACAGACCAGATTAAAGGGACGGCGTTTTAATGGCTATAGAATACCGTGGAGAGCGATTCTCCGGTTACAACAAGCCCAAGAGGACACCCAATCATCCTCGTAAGTCGCATGCTGTTCTGGCAAAGGAAGGCGACACAATCAAGTTAATTCGTTTCGGTCAGCAGGGAGTCAGTGGTGCGGGCAAGAACCCGAAGAGCGAGAAGGACAAGGCGCGGCGCAAGTCCTATTACGCCCGCCACAACGCGCAGGGAAAGCCCACAAGTAAGCTCTCTGCTAAATACTGGTCACACAAGGTCAAATGGTGAAGACGATGGCAATGTACAAAAACGCAGGCAAGAAGACGATGAAGGCTAAGAAGGAGTTCACTCCATGTAGCCGCTGTCCTAACCCACGGGCATGCACATCAGCAGGTATGTGTCTGGCTAAGGCGATGAGCTAATGGCAAAGCTCACAGCCGCACAGAAGGCGAGAGCCAAGGCAATGAGCAAGCGGAAGGGCGTGAAGTACCCTAACGCATGGTCAAACCTCACTGTGGCTCGTGGCAAGAAAAAGTCTAAAGGTAAGAAGGCATGACAAAAGAAATGTTGGAGAAATACGATGCGAACGGCAACGGCGTTATCGATCCGCATGAGCTTGCTCTCATTGAGCTTGAGGATCGCCGCCGTAAAATGGAAGATGAAGACGCACAGCGTGATTCGATCAGGAAGATGGCGTGGTTTGCACTATTCGGCTTACTGCTTTATCCCAGTGGTATTTTTGTATGTAGCCTTGTCGGACTTGATAAAGCGGCGGGACTGATCACTGACATCGCCGGGACGTATTTCATTGCCGTGTCTGCCCTCGTTGCCTCGTTTTTCGGCGCGAGCGCCTACCAGTCGAAAAAGGCTGACTGATGAAGACCTGTCTGTATAGCTACCATAGGGGGCTGTACCAGACCGAATGTGGCGGAAGGCTACTGGCCCGTCCCACAGGCCGTTGTGACCGCTGTGGACGTAAACTGGAAGAGGTGCGCTATGCCGCTGACCAAGAAAGGCAAGAAGATCAAAAAGTCGATGACCGAGTCTTACGGAAAAAGGCGCGGTGAGTCGGTCTTCTACGCAATGGAAAACTCAGGCAAGCTCAAGGGTGTAGCCAAGAAGAAACGGAGGACTACTCGTGCTTAATTTATTGCTTGGGCCTGCCTTAGAGCTTGGAAAAGACCTGATCAAAGGCAAGGCGGATGAAAAGAAAGCCATTCAGGAGCGCAAGATAGCGGCAATTCAAAATGACGCTAACTGGGAAGCCAAGATGGCGGACGCTACGGCAAACTCGTGGAAGGATGAATTTTGGACGATTGTCCTCGCATCGCCTGTGATTGCAGTAATGTACGGCGCAGTCATCGGTGATCAGTCAATTATGGATCGAGTGAATCAGGCATTTGCGGCACTGGATACCCTTCCTGAATGGTTCACTTACTGTCTTTTTATCAGCATCAGCGCGAGCTACGGACTCAAGAGTGCTGACAAACTCATGAACTTGAAGAAGGGTGGCAAATGAACCTAGAACAACTGCGTTTAGAGATTGAGGCCGATGAAGGCTGTAAGTATGAAATTTACCTTGATCATCTGGGCCTACCTACTTTCGGTATTGGACATCTGGTTACAGAAGGTGATCCTGAGCATGGTCAGCCTGTAGGCGCAGAGGTCACAGAAGAGCGCGTAGCGGAAGTTTTCGAGTCAGACGTACAGGTCACCATCGATGAGTGCGAACGTCTCTACAGCGGCTTCTCAGAGCTTCCTGAAGAGGTTCAGCACATTCTGGCGAACATGATGTTCAACATGGGCCGTCCACGCCTGTCAGGATTCAAGAAGTTCAATGCCTGTGTGGGTGATGGTGACTGGGATGGCGCGGCAGATGAGATGATCGACAGCCGTTGGTATCGTCAGGTCACAAATCGTGCCGAGCGTCTCGTACAGCGAATGAGAGCCGTTTAAACGAAAGTTGTTGCGGGCGGCAACATAATCTGTTGTAATGCTCCTGTTGTTTAAATAGGAGCGAGCAATGAAAAAGCAAACAACCCTTATGGCCCGTGTCTGGGCTGATCTTTCGCCAATCAATGTGAACGAACACGTTCAGAAGAAAGGCAATCTGTCATACCTATCATGGACTTGGGCTTGGGCCACACTGATGGAGCGTTACCCTGAGTCTTACTACGTCTTCCAAGATAACCGCCTTGAGGACGGCTCTGTCATGGTTGAGTGCGTCTTAACCATTCATGAGGGTGAAGAGGTGGCTACCCGTACAATGTGGTTGCCTGTCATGGATCACAAGAACAAGGCGATCATGAACCCGAATGCGCGTGATATCTCAGACACCCGCATGAGAACACTGGTCAAGTGCCTAGCCATGTTCGGATTAGGCTTCTACATTTTCAGCGGCAGTGACATCCCTCAAGCCGAAGCAGAGGCTCTCACACAGCCGATCGATCAGGCGCAGGCCCAACGCCTCAATGAGATGCTTGATTACTCAGGCGCTGACGCGGGCAAGTTCTTGCTTCACTACAAGATCAACTCTGTCTCTGAGCTACCACAGTCGCACCACGAGCAAGCGTACAACGCGCTAGCAAAGCGGATCGCTGACATGGAAGCCCAGACCGCTCAGGCGGATCAGGAGTTGACCGATGTCGATCTGTAAATGGTGCGGAGAAAAGGCTGTCGTCATCGACAGCTTTGGCATCCAGTGCGCCGCATGTTGGCTCAATGGAGTAGGTAATGGGAAAAGGAAGCAAGCCTCGACCAATCCCAAACAAGGATCGGTACGAGAGCAACTGGGACAGAATCTTTCAAAAGGGCGAGACAAATGAGAGAGATCAAGCACGAGCAAGGGACACCGGAGTGGCTGAAAAGCCGCCTCGGATGCCCTAGCGGCTCAGGGTTCGACAAGCTCATCACTGCGGCAGGCAAACCGTCTACGCAGGCAGAGGGCTACATCAACCAGTTAATCGCAGAGCTTATGACAGGGGAAACAACTTATGTTCATGTCACTGAAGCTATGGAAAGAGGAACCGAGCAAGAGCCTATGGCGCGGGAGTTCTACGAATTGGTCTCTGGAAACTCTGTAAACCAAACTGGTTTCTGCTTACACGATACGCTACAGTGTGGTGTGTCACCCGATGGGTTGATAGAAGGCGGCGGGCTAGAAATCAAGGTTCCCGCTCCGCATACGCATATTGGCTACCTGCGTGAAGGCAAGTTGCCAACCAAATACAAACAGCAAGTGATGGGCTGTATGTGGATCACTGACAGGCAGTGGTGGGACTTTGTGTCGTACCACGAGTCTATGCCTGCATTGATCGTCAGAGTCGAGCGTGACGATGACTACATCGCACTACTGGCCGATGAGGTATCAAAGGCGGTAGACACAATTCAATCTGAAGTAAATCGATTAAGGAAAATGTAATGCAATACGACAACACAAACCGAGGCGCACTGTGGAAGAACACTGAGATGCGTCCTGATAAGCGTGACCCACACTTCCAAGGCACGATCAACATCGATGGCAAGGAGTATCAGCTATCGGCGTGGAAGCCTGACCCTGAGAAGGTTGGACCCAAGACCCCGGTGCTATCGATGTCAGTGCGTGAGAAGACTGCCCCGAAAGAAGATATGTCTCCTCAGCCTATAGAGCGAATTGTGCCAAACGCTCAGGACATCAATGACGAGATAACTTGGTAGAAAAAAAAGACCCGTGGCTTACACGGGTCAATGAGGGGCATCTCGTCCGATGCCTCTTTAGTTTAACAAAAGGAGCATGGAGTGACACAAATTAACGCAGGGCAATGTATCAAACGCGCCCAATCGCTGAGAGGAATATCGTGTCAGCAGATGGCAGAAGACTACGGTCTACACCGTCAGCAGGTCACGAGATGGCGAAGCCAGAGCGACATGCACCTCGGCAAATTGGTGTCATTCGCTGAATACTTTGAAATGAATTTTTTTGAATTTTTAAAATTAGGGGAACAATCCGATGACTAGTAAAACAAAAAAGCGTTGGTCAAATATCGAGTTACTAACACTCGGTGACCTTTACCGGGATGGGGCAAAATACTCTGTGATGGCGTCAAAACTTGGCCGATCAGAGGCATCAATCCGGGGCGCGTTGAGCAAGTACAGAGATTTTATCAACGTGGACTACCGATACAAGCGTGGCGGTGGCAGGAAGCCAAAGGTGAGGGAAGAGGCGTTTACAGCCCCGGTTCGCACCACTGGTGTCTCAGAGCCTGCCAAGCCTTGGTGGAAGTTCTGGTGAGTGACTCGCTCAAGCAGACAGTAACGTCAGAGCAGGCCGCACAGCAAGCGTACCGCGACATCATGAAGATGATGGAAGGGCATGGCTACTGTGTGGTCACCATCAGGGCGGGTGGCCGATCACTGGAACAGAACGCGCTGTACTGGAAATGGATGCAGGAGATCGCTGACGCTGTAAACGAAAGGAATCAGGCCGACTACGGCAAGGAAGAGGTGCATGACAAGTTCAAGCGTATGTTCCTTGGTCTGATCCCTGCAAAGAAGGTCGGCTCTACTGAGATACCAGAGAAACTCAAAAGCACCAGTAAGTTCACCAAGGGCGAGATGTTCTACTACATGCAACAGGTAGAACACTGGGCTATCGATGCAGGGCTTGCCCTCAGTCACCCGGACGACAACGAGTATTACCGCACCAAACGTAAGCATGAAAGCGGCGAATAGGCGATGTAAGCAGTGTCGCAAGAAGGTTCCGGCTGAGTCGGCATTTGTGACCCAGTTACGGGCCTTCTGTTCTTTCGAGTGCCTACAGTCGTTTACAAAAAGCGACAAGGGGGCGCAAGTCATTGAAAAACAACGTAAATCCCAGGATCGTGAGCGTAAGGAAAAGCTCAAGACTCGCAGTGATTACATGAAGGAAGCGCAGGCCGCCTTCAATGCGTACGTACGCGCCCGTGATGACAAGGACGCATGTATCTCGTGCGGCAACTACACCTTGGACGATATGTACGGCGGCGGATGGGATGCCGGGCATTACAGGTCAACAGGGTCAGCCCCACACCTACGCTTCAACCTCCACAACTGCCATAAGCAGTGCGTCAAATGCAATCGGTTCCTGTCAGGCAACGTGGCAGAGTACCGCAAGGGATTGGTCAGGAAGATCGGCATCGAGAAAGTCGAGGCGCTCGAAAGCATGAATCAAGTCGAAAGTATGCGGATAAATGAAGAGTATTTAATCCGCCTCAAGAAAATATTTACCAAGAAGAAACGAAAAGTGTTGCAATCAAGATCGTAAAGTGCGAATATACACATGTCGAATAAATTTAATTGAAATCAAAGGAGATCGACATGACTACACTCAAAGCAAAAATGATCGCTGACGCTGACAAAATTTACGAGTTCCAATTGTCGTTGGAGATGTGGGTTGAGGATGATCGCCTCGAAAATATTGAGGCACTCACCGAGGAGCAAATCTACGGCGAGGCAAAGTACATCCTATCGACGTTCGATGAAAAGGGCCACAACAACCATGACATCCGCATGGGTTGGACGGGTGACCCAGATGACATCATCAAGGATCTCAATAAGCAGTACCGAGCCTTGAAACGGTATGTTAAAAAATACAAGGAAGCCGCGTAAGCGGCTTTTGGGAGGTAATCATGGACAAGTGCAAGACAATCCGAGTTTGGTACTGCGATGAGTTCAAGTCGTGGGGTGTGAGTTGGTACGACAATGATGACATGCCAGTGGGCGAGAGCGAGTGGTATCACCGCAAGGCAGATGCGGCGGACATGGCGAGAGCCTACCGCGACTCAGGCCGATGCGAGACGCTAGAGATCGGGACGAGAAGATGAGGGGCCAAGCGCCCCTTTCTTTTTGAATGAAACAAAAAGTGTTGCACCCAATCCTCATTGTGCTATTATCTCTGTGTCGGGTAATTAAATTGAAATTAAGGAGAACACGACATGATCAAGTACAGCGAAATCAAGCCAGAGTTCAACGTAGGTGACACAGCCCTGTATTGCGCTGAGTTCCAGACTGAGAACGGTTCTGAGTATCAAGAGCGTCCAGTAAAAATCTGTGACCGCGTCCAGTATTCAATCGATGGAAAGTGGGGCTACTCAGTTAAGTTTGAGGACGGCACATTTTTCGGCCCACATCTTTGCAACCTTAAGGCGGCGGCGTAAGCCGTCCCCTCCGGGAGAGAGTCATGACAGCAGTCAAAATCACATCAGAAACCGCTGATACCATCGCTGACTTCATGTGCGAGTGTCAGTCTACCCTTCACAACAAGCTCGTTGCAGAGGGTTTTGATCTGGAAGAGGTGTCTGAGATTATGAGCGCCTACATGTCGATAAACGGCAACCTGATCAACCTTCTGGGTGAGCCTTCAGGCACATCGTTCACAGTGGAGATTAAGTAATGAGCCAGTACACCGACATTTTGTCGCACCTGAAACAGCATGGATCAATCGATCCGATGAAAGCCTTGCACCGCTACGGTTGCTACCGTCTAGCGGCCCGCATTCAAGAGATGCGTGATCGAGGACATGTGATCTTCACCGTCCTCGTGCCATGCGGAGAAAATAAAAATAGAGCCGAATATCGGTATCGCGGTTTGACAAACGAGAGTTTAGGAGAGTAGAGTTTAAAACAGTGCCGGACGGGAGCGACCAACTCCCTAGCTTACCGGATTGAAATACGAGAAAGGCCCGTGTCGCATTCCGGCACATGGTCAAAGTCTAACAGACCCCTTCTCACTCAGTCCAGTCCGTTACCGTCCGTTGAAGTACGCTCAGTGTCGTACAGCACCAGAAAGCACGATTGCAGTCCGACCTTTGAGGACGGGACAAACAGCGTTAGAGGTGATCCGCCTACGGGCAGGGACGGTTGAGCTACCGAGTCGAGACACCCCCGACTGAAAGCACTGCTGATGACCGAGACTGCATGGACTAGCATTGAGATACCACAGGATGGACAGGGATCACCCCTCGTCCTCTAGATGACAACTATTGCCTGAAGAAACCCTGGGATTTCAACAGGTTAGGAAATTGAGATGAAATTGAGACCACACCAAGAATTAGCGATCCAGATGCTACGCGACAGCCTAGCGGCAGGAAACAAGCGTCCGATGCTTGCGGCTCCATGCTCATTCGGCAAGACCATCACAGCGGCGGCAATGCTCAAGAATGCTCTGGAGAAGGGCAAGCGCGGCATTTTCATCTGTGACCGGATCAAACTGGTTCAGCAGTCACTGGAAGCGTTTGACCATCACGGGTTACCATTCGGTGTCATGCAGGGTAATCACGAGCTAACCAATCCAGACGCGCCGATCCAAATCGCATCGATCCAGACACTGGCTCGTAGACACCACATGGTTGAGTTTGACTTTGCCATCGTGGACGAGGCTCACACCTTGTATGAGTACCAGAAGAAGATGATGGATGCGTATGACAACGTGCCATTCATCGGCCTGTCAGCGACACCATTCAGCAAGGGACTCGGCAAGTATTACGATGACCTGATCGTCCCGGCGACAGCGGAAGACCTGTTGGCTGACGGCTACCTCTGCCCTATTGACTACTACGGCGGACGCTCGGTTGCCCTGAAGGGCATCAAGACCAAGTCACTGCCGACTGGCGGCACAGACTACGATCCAAACGCTTTGGCTGAGGCTGTCGAGAAAGATGACGAGCTAGTGGGTGACATCGTCCAGAATTGGCTCAAGCATGGCGCAGGCCGACAGACAATCGCTTTCAGCCCATCGATCAAGCACAGCAAGTTTCTTGTGGCATCGTTCCGGGAGCAAGGCATCAGCGCAGAACACATCGATGGCTACATGCCTGACGACATCCGGCAGGAACTCTACGAGGCGCATGATGATGGTGAGTTCATGATCCTGTCATGCTCCCGGTTGCTCAACACTGGCTACGATGCCCCATCGGTCTCGTGCCTGATCGACTGCTTCCCTACCCGCTCGCACATTGCCTACGTCCAACGTGCAGGCAGGATTATGCGGACGGCTCCCGGCAAGGAGAATGCCGTGTACCTCGATCACGCCAACAACGTGAAGTATTTTGGATTCAGCGAGACGATCTGCCCGGCAGAACTCGATGATGGAGAGAAGAAGTTCAGCGAGAAAAAGCAGACCAAGAAGAAAAAGGACGCCAAGGTATCGGGTTGCCCACAGTGCTACCGCCAGATGATGGGCATTCGCTGTTCATGTGGTTACGAGATACCGATTGAAGAACAGATCAAGACTGACGGCTCAGAGCTTGAGCGCCTATCCAAGGAGGCAAATAAGACCTACAGCCCTGAGCGCAAGTCAGAGTGGCTAGGAGAGCTTCAGTATTACGCGAAGACTCGTGGCTACAGCAACGGTTGGGCGGCTCACAAGTACCGCGCAAAATTCGGCGTATGGCCTAACGGCATTGACCCGGCATATGTGTCCGGGATGAGCGATGAGGTCAATCGATTTATAACAAGCCAAAACATTAAATTGGCGTATCAGAGGATGAAAGATGACGGTTCAAACAATTCTAAATCGACTCGACAAAGTGCGTAACTCTGGGCAGGACAAGTGGCGTATCCCTTGTCCAGTTCACAATGGCAAGGACTTCAATATGAGCATCAAGGAGTGCGCTGACGGCACAGTGCTAGCCCATTGTTTCGTATGCGGCGCTGATGGCCCTGCACTCTGCGAGTCTCTCGGCCTGCCGCTGTCTGAGATATTCCCGCCAGACAACCACTACGTCCGGCCTGCGGTCACCAAGAGGATGCAACAGGAAGCCCTAGAGGACGAGTTTGTGATCAGCATAGCCAGTCAGCAACGAAAGCTAACACTGGAGGATAAGCGCCGTCTCAGGCTCGCCAAGGCTAGGTTGGAAGGCATCGAACAGATCAAGAATGCATCTTAGAAACAAAAAGTGTTGCAATCCCTGATCAGTTTGCTATTCTATGCATGTCGAAATTGAAATGTAATTAGGAGAACGACATGGCTTTTATCCAAGATGAAGTGGCTTACAACAACGCAGTCAACCGCAACATTTGGCAGAACGCTAACAAGACGTTTCACCGTACCTTTGAGCGTTCAGGTGAAGTCGAGGGTTGGTTGATCAACATCGAGTTTGACAAGTTCTGGTCAAAGAATGATTTCGCGTTGAGCCTTGCCAAAGCGTATGACTTGTATGGCAAGTTGACTGAAGGTCAGTACAACGCTGTGTGCAAGATCATTGACAAGCAAGCGGCTCGTCAGGCTGAGTGGGACGCAAAGCGTGAGGCAGACAAGAATGCCAAGAACGCTACGTTGGAACACGTTGGTGTCGTTGGTGAGCGCATGCAGTTTGAGTTGACTGTGGTTGCTGTCATCGAGTATGACCGCCCTAAGTTCCACTACTACGACAGCGGTGTCGGCCACATCACCATCATGGAAGATGCGGCAGGCAACAAGGTTGTCTACATGAACACCCTTGGTGAGAAGATTGACGACAACGGCTACATGCCTGCTGAGAAAGGCGACACTGTCTTGTTCATGGCTAAGGTCAAGAACCACGGTGTACGCGATGGCGCAAAGCAGACTGTCGTTCAGCGTCCTACCAAGATTGTCGTAGTCAAAGGAGAAGAATAATGCCAGAGGCTTTCGTTTTAATTTTCGGCCTAGCTACCGCGTTTGTGGTAGCAGGTCTGATCGGGATACTGGGTGACTGGTTGGTCAAGAAGTGGGGCGGCGATCATGACGACATTATCTGAGTCAGCGGCAATGCCTCGCTACCCAACCTGCCCAAGCTGTGGCGACAACCTGTTGCGTGAGCATCTCAACATGGGTGACGAGGTCTGCCGTTGGTGCGGACCGACTCGTGAACTTGATACCTACGGCGAACTCGAAAGGGATCGCTTCTACAAATGGAGTGAGCAAAATGCGTCCGAATCTTGATGGCCCAACAATCGATGAGATGATGCGTTTCTGGAGCAAGGGTAAGAGCCTTCAGGAAGTGGCGGATCATTTTGACAAGAGCTACCGGGTAGTCGAGCAAATGGTCTCTCGGTACTCGTACCAATACGAGCGCAACTTCAACTTCCCGCATGTGATCCACGCCAAGAGATTTGGTGCGTGAGATTCACTGACCTTACAGCGGCATTTGAAGAGATGGAGTATCTCGTCAAGACCACGGGCCATACCTACAGGATTATACACGGCGGTACTCGGTCAACGAGCTACCATGTTGTGGTGAAGAAGGGAGGGGCCAAGGTTCCCTTCCTGATCGCTGAACTGAACTGCCGCAACGTCATAGGCGATAAGCGCAGGAGGAACATGTACCGTGGTAACGTCAGATGATTGATGTTATAAAGCGCCTATAGACACTTTGGACGCTATAGGCACAGAGATGGCACGACCAACCAAATACACTCCTGCGATTCAGAAAAAGGCAGACGAGTACATCACGACTCTACCGGAAGGCGAGATCATCCACAGCATCGAAGGACTGGCCGATCACCTAGATCTGGCGCGGTCTACAGTCTATAAATGGCGCGATGAGATCGAGGCGTTTTCGGACACTTTAGAAGCAGTCATGCGGAAACAAGCAATTGCTTTGATCAATAGTGGACTCGCAGGTGAGTACAACTCAACAATCACCAAGATGATGATGAACGTCAATCACGGCTACCGTGAGCGCACAGAGACCGATCATATGTCCACTGATGGGTCAATGAAGACCCACAAGATTGAGCGCGTCCTGATCGATGCGAGACAGGTTTGAGCGGAGTCCTACGGCTAGAGACGGCAAGGGTATTCTCGCCACTGCTAGACTCTGCCCGATGGAAGGGAATCCACGGCGGACGAGGTAGCGGCAAGTCCCACTTCTTTGCCGAGCTATTGATTGAGGACTCACTCAGGATACCGGGCATGCGAGCGGCATGTATCCGGGAGGTGCAGAAGTCACTCAAGCAGTCATCCAAGCGCCTGATCGAGGACAAGCTACAGGCATACAACCTTGGAGAGCGGGCAGGCTTCAAAGTCTACCGTGAGGTCATCGAGACGCCCGGTGACGGCATTATCATCTTCACTGGTATGCAAGACCACACAGCGGACTCTATCAAGTCTCTGGAGGGCTTTGACCGGGCATGGATCGAGGAGGCCCAGTCGCTGTCCCACAGATCGCTAGAGCTACTGACGCCAACCATGCGCAAGGAAGGCTCCGAGCTATGGGCATCATGGAACCCTAATAGGCCGACAGATGCCATTGATCAGCTACTGAGGGGGACAGAGACACCAACAGGCTCTGTTGTCGTTCAGGCCAACTGGAACGATAACCCTTGGATCAGTGATGTGCTGTTGCAGGAGAAAGACGACTGCCTACGCATGACCCCTGATCGGTATCTGCATGTATGGGAGGGCGAGTATGCTACTGTCTTGGAAGGCGCGTATTATGCTAGACACCTATCGGAAGCGGCACTTGAGGGTAGAATCGGATTCTTTGGAAAAGACCCTCTTGTCAAACTACATGCCGTGTGGGACATCGGCGGAACCTCCAAGAAGTCGGATGCGACTGCTATTTGGATTGTGCAGTTCATCGGTGAAGAGATTCGCCTGTTGGATTACTACGAGGCGGTAGGACAGCCCTTTGAGTCTCATGTAAACTGGCTGAGGGCGAAAGGATACGAGGACGCACTCATGGTACTGCCACATGACGGCAGGAAGCATGACATGGTCTACAAGGTCACCCCAGAAGGATTCCTGCAAGATGCCGGATTCACTGTTGAGTCTATCCCGAATCAAGGCGCAGGGGCTGTACTGTCCCGCATCGAAGCGGCCAGAAGGATGTTCCCATCCTGCCGATTCCACGATGAAAACACTAAAGGCGGACGAGAGGCACTCGGTTGGTATCACGAGAAGCGTGACGAGGCCAGAGGACTCGGCCTCGGCCCAGAACACGATTGGGCATCACACGGCGCTGACGCTTTTGGCTTGGTGGCCGTCTACAGGCAAGGCATCGGTCAATCCGATGGTTGGGATACGCCAATACGCCGAAATCTCGCGGGCGTTGCTTGACGACTGAGGTCTGATAGAATAGGCGTGGGCGAGCGGTTTTAGGACTGCTGATGAACATTCTGGATGCACTTACAGTCAGCGATGCGGGCGTTATCAACGATAACCGAACCTCAAAGCTGATTAAGCAAGTTGGGCAAGACGCATGGAAAAACATGAGTCTTCTCGAAAAAGCCGCATTGGTTACATCGCCAGTCCCAGTTGTCGGTGACATTACAGGACTCGCGGCTGACGCTGAGATGTACGCTACAAAGCCAGAAGAGCGTACTTGGCTAAACGCCGGGTTATCACTGGCAGGCTTGCTTCCATTCGTTCCTGCACCCAGTGGACTGAGAGAAACAAAGAATCTCATTGATAAGCCGTTAGAGCGGATCGAAAGTCCAGAGCAAGTAAAAAAGCCAAGCGGAATCCCAAGCAGAGTAGTGCAGACTCAAAAGAAAGGTGATGTAATCGAGATTGCTCCCGGTGAAAGGATTACAGACACAGGCGCGCTTGCTAACCCACTACTTGATGCGCTGACAGGCGGAAATATTCCAGACAGAGTCACAAAAAGTCAGGCAACAACCATGACGAGACTCGCTCAAGAAAATCCATTATTCGCTGAGATGGCGGGACGCAGAGGCCGAGGTAATCAGGCTATCGTCACGAGAGATACATACTCACCAATAATTCAATTGCTTGATCTTGCAGGGAAGGATGTACCACTGGTTGTATTGCCTGCCGATAAGACAATGGCAGGAGTTGATGTAACACGAATAGGCGGTGTCGATATTGATCCACTTGACACAGAAGGCGGCCCGTTCCATGCAGATATTTTTGGCAACTGGCGATCAGAGATGGATGCGGCGAAAGCAAAGCAGGCTCATACGTTGCGAGTTGCTGAAGAGACGGGTCAAGACCCATTGATGATCCACATGGCGATGGATGATCCGGGAAGCAATTTCAGCACAATGGCCGCTGAAGGAGTTTTGGGCTACATCAAGGCAGTTGGCGGATTGCCTCCAGAGGCTCGCAAGGCGCTTGATGATGCAATGCGAAAACTACCAAACACTGGCGACAACAAGAACATAGCAAGCACATGGCCGGGTTATGAGAACGTGGAGCAAATGCTTTCATGGCTCACTGATCTTGATCAGCCATTTGCAAAGGGTAAAGACGCATCACTTGGAAATCGCAGAAAAGCATTCATGAAGGTTTTGAGTAATGTTGATATGCAGAAGTACGGCTTGCCGGATGTGTCTGATGTTCATGCGGCAATCAACCAACCTGAGTTAAGAGGTGCGCCAAAAGGCGCTAGTGGATTCAGAGGTGGCGTAGCAGATACAAGCATCGATCCGAATAATTTGCCAGTTGACTACACATCATCAAGCCACAGAAGTTACAGTACAATTGTTCCGCTTCAAGGGACATTCGGCATCGAGGAAGGCTTGATCCCATATGACCTAATGTTCCACGATCCAATCCAAAAGAGACTTCAGATGGGCAAGACTCCGGCAGGGGCGTACAGAAGCCTGCAAACGTCTGGCGGGAAAGATGATTATCAGCTAACTACTCAAGAGTGGGGCCAGAGGATTTTTGACTATCTTGATCAACAAGGCCGAGGTCAATAAGTTGTTGAAGTTCATTCTCAGTAAACAACTCATGGCTTGCCACAGCGTCATAAGGCATCAACTCGCCTTCATCAAGGTCAACCCAACTGAATGCATCGATAAAGCGTTGCTCAAGGTCTCTGGTATCGTTCATATGCTCGCTCCTATTACTACTTGCAGTATACATAAATCGTTGCGAGGTAGCTACTAATGGCAGGAAGAGCAATCAACTTCATTCTCGACACAATCGACAGAGCAATGAAGCAGGGTTATACAAGAGACGAGGCTAGCGAAATGGTAGCCAAGCATTTTCCTGTTCAACCGATGCAAGCGTATAGCTCCGAAGGCCAAGAGTTCGTTGATCGGGTACTGATGAATACTCGCAGGTCTCCTGTCCCATCACACGGTCAGGCTCAAGGCTACCAGTCATTCTTGTTTGAACACACAAGCCCAAAGCGCGGCATGACATCGTATGATATGGATGCGCCAAAAATACACGCAGGAATGTCGCCAGAAGGTCTCTACACGGCCACTCAGCCAGAGCGTACAGCCAAATATGTTCAAATGCTCAAGGATGCAGGAGAGAACCCAGAGACATACGAATTAGTGTCTAGGGCGCAGAAAATCTTTGTGCGCGGTGCTGACAAGCCAAATCAAGCGATGATCGATGCATATGAGAAAATGCTGAAAGATCAATTTGGCGGAGACGAGCGATACATTGCCCAAAAGCTCGATGAGTTTAAATTGACAGGTGTACCGCCAACAGACATGAGCCGGAAGGCTAGGTCAGACATTTATCGTGCAGGCGGCGCAGATGCCCTGTTAGACGGTCAGGACATTGCATTCTTGCGTCCAGAACAAACGCGGCGTGTGCGTGATGCCAAGTTCGATTATACAAGAAAAGATGAAAACAACTGGCTTGCAGGCGCGGCTCCTGTGGCGGCAGGCGGCATCCTCGGTGCGCTCGGACTACCAGAGAATGCGACAGCGGCAGACATTGTTTTCGCAGATAAGCCAAAGGTCACTGAAGAAGGCCAGAAAGAAGTACAGCAATTGATTCTGGATACACTGATGGGGTTTATGGCTCCACAACCACTCGGTGATGCTACAATGGACGCATACAACCGTAACAGGATTCGGTAATGGCAATCACAAACTACACCAACCTGAAGTCAACGATCAGCGATTTCCTGAACCGCGATGATCTCGATTCAGTGATTCCTACGTTCATTCAGCTAGCAGAAGCGCAGATGAATCGTGATATCCGCCACTGGGAGATGGAGGATCGTGTCAGCGGTCAGCAGTCACAGGGTGACCAGTTTATGCAGTTGCCATCAAACTGGAATGAGACACTGCGATTGATCCTTACCGGGAGCGGTACGTCAGTCGTTGAGTTCATCAGTTTGAGCGGTATGGCAAGCCGTAGGGCAAAAGCAGAGGACGCGGCAGGCACTCCGCAATACTATTGCCATGTGCGCGGTGAGTTTGAGCTTTATCCTACGCCGGATGAAGATACAGACTTTGAACTGCTATATTACGCAAAGATTCCGGCATTATCCGACTCCAACACAACCAATTGGTTGTTGGAATACGCACCGGATGTGTACCTTTACGGCGTACTGACGCATTCAGCGCCATACCTTGCAGAAGACGCGAGGTTGGCTGTTTGGGCGCAAATGTACGCCGCATCAGTGCAGAACTTAAACAACCAGTCTGAGCGCGTCAAGAACTCAGGATCAGGTATTAGGCTTAACATTAGAGGACTAGGGTAATGAGCTTTACTAACAACTTGGAAACAGAACTCTTGGATCACGTTTTTGCGGGCAACGCATTCTCGTCCCCCTCAACCCTGTATGTCAGTCTCCACACTGCAAATCCCGGTGAGACAGGATCGACAACTAATGAGGTGTCTGGTGGCGCATATGCTAGGCAGACGGCCACGTTTACTGTGTCGGGCAATACGGCGACTACATCAGCCGCAATCGAATTTCCGACAGCTACAGCGTCATATGGTACGGTTACCCACATTGGCGTACATTCCGCATCTACAGGTACGTCAGGGTTTTTGGCCTACGCGGCACTGACTGACAGCAAGACTATCGCTACAGGCGATGTGTTCCGCATCCCGGCAGGCGACATTGACATTACGCTTGATTAATCATGGCGTTTGTTCTTGCTGATCGAGTTCTGGAGACTAGCACCTCCACAGGCACTGGTTCGTTTGTCTTAGCAGGGGCGCGTGACGGCTATCAGTCGTTCACTGACGCGCTCGCTAACGGCGACACAACGTACTACACCATCACAGATGGCACAGACTGGGAGGTCGGGCTAGGAACGTGGACAGAATCGTCTGCAACGCTCGCAAGAACCACTGTCCTGTCATCGTCAAACTCAGGGTCTGCTGTCAACTTTGGCGCAGGGACAAAAGAGGTATTCATTTCATACCCATCGGGCAAGCTCGCTGAAGACACTACAGCCGCCTTGTTAAAGTCAGGCGGCACAATGACTGGTAATCTTACCTTGTCGGGAACGAATACTAGAATTAATCTGCCCTACGATCATTTTATTAATTTTCGATTTGAGATGGACAATGCGGATGGCAACGGGGTCGCGTATGTTCTTTTGTGTCGCAATGCCGCGAATAATGATGTTAACGGCAGAATCACAATGGACAGGACAAGCGGTCTACGTCATGCCTGTCAAGTTGATGTTATTGTTAGTTCTGGTTCTAGCACTAACCCAATTGGGTCTTTAAAAGCGCATGGTGTTACGGTTAATACTGGTAGTTCTCCTAACGGCCCAAGTTATGAATTGGTAACCGTTACGTATGATTCTGATTCTAATAGTTATGTTGCGCTAAAAATAATCAATCCAGATAATTACTACGAAACTTATGGAGCATTTTTTACAGGCAGACTTGTAAATAGTGGATCGAACACTCTTGTTGCAGTTCCCCCCTCTGGAATATCTAGCGAAGCACAGCTTGCCGATGCTAATGCAAGACACACTTTCCAAGGCGATTTAGACCTACTGGACAATATTGTCATAGCGGGAACCGTAGACGGCAGAGATATAGCGGCTGATGGTACGAAGCTCGATGGCATAGCCACATCGGCCACTGCTAACCCCAACGCCATAGATAACATTGTTGAGGACACCGCGCCACAGCTAGGGGGTAATTTAGACACGAATGGGTATGGAATTACGCTAGATGATGGAAATCATAACGTCACTGAGAATCATATATTATTAGGAAATAATGGTGATCTCGATATTTACCACTCAAGTTTAGGGTCAGTCATTGGGAATAACACAAGCGATCTATTTATAACTAACGTTGCCGATGATGCTGATGTAAGGATTTCTACTAAAAAATCTGGAAGCGCTGGTGCTACAGTGGCATTTTTAGCTGATGGCTCTACTGGTGAAAGCATTCTTTATCACGATGGCGATCAGAAAATCGCCACCAAATCTACTGGGATTCAAACAACAGGTACGGTGAATGTCAATGGGGCGTACACATTCCCGACTTCAGACGGTACGAATGGGCAAGTTCTCACAACAGATGGCTCTGGCGCTGTCACGTTTCAAGATGCATCAGGCGGCGGAAGTTCGCTCACGATCAAGGACGAGGGAACGTCACTATCTACTGCCGCTACAACTATCAACTTCACAGGGTCTGGAGTAACAGCCACCGGAACTGGCGCAGAAAAAACGGTCAACATCCCATCCGTAGCCAAGTACACGGAGTTTGATCTAGCCCCCGGAGCCACCTCAGTCACGCTTAGTTTAAGCGGAGATTCTGATGTACAAAAAGTGGAGTTTCGATTAGCCGCAAAAACTACTAGTTCTGGGCCAAACAACGTCACATTCACAGTAAAGACATCTGGCGGCACTAACCATCGATGGGATATACAGGGTATGAAGATGTACAATTATACCGATACCATGACGGGTCTTCATGTTGATGGAACCACAGACATTTATTCTTTCCTATCCTATTATAACGATTTCAGCGCCCCTACTGTTTTTACTTTTTATAAATCAGAGGGAGACCGATGGACTTGCGAGGCCACTATAGGGTCGGGTACTGGAACTACCGGCACAAGCTATGTACTACATTGCCGAACGGATTTCGGGTATTCTTACGGCGATATAGGGTCATTTGTTATTACTACTGGTAGCTCATACAATTGGACTACTTTTGACGGCACAATTGTGGAGTACTTTAAATGAGCAAGAATTTTATCTGGTCACCGGATAATCCCGAAGGGACGCTTGTTGATATTACTGCTGATGAACAAGCCGAGATTGATGCAATGGTTGCCGCAAAACCTCCCGCTACCCCAGAGTGGGAGTTGGATCGGAAAGCGCATTACCCAAGCATTGGCGATCAATTAGACGCACTATTTCATGCAGGGGTATTTCCTCAAGAGATGGCAGATAAAATTCAAGCAGTTAAGAATGCACATCCTAAACCATAGACTTAGCAACAGAGCCATCAGGATAGTTAGGTGTTAGGATTTAGCCCACTTGCATCAAGCGCATTATCTGATCGAGGGGTAAGGATTCTTGACGCAAGCGCATCAACATCTTGTACATCATCTTTAACTTCAGCCGGACAGCGTATCGCTCTTGGTGCATCACTCAACACGTTTGATCCTGAGTCGGGGCTGACTCTTGATTACGAGTTCAGCGAAGCAGAATTAAGCGGCACGACAATTGATACCCCTGAGTATTCAAATACAGCTTGGCCTAGTCGAAACCAGAATACTGTAATCGCGTTTGAATCAACCCTGCCATCCTCATTCAGTACAAACACTGATGGATTCTTAACGATAGGGGGAAATGGAACAGGAACTTGGGCGGGCGTAATCACTGACGCAGACGGGCAGAAAAAGTATTGGGTTACTTCCGGGGATGGTCAATCTTATTCAGGCTTTGATGCACTAGGTGACGCGGCGGCAGATCGTGTTCGTGTTTCTGATATTTCAGAGTTCGATGGCAACTCTCACACAGTTGTCATTGATATCAGAATCAATCCCGGACGCATCAGATCATGGATAGATGGAAGACTGGTTCTTGAAGGCAATACTACTGGCGGAGGTCAGCTAGAAGGCAATCAGCATTCAGGAAATTTCCATGAGAAGTTCGGACAGTATGCTCAATGCCGAGGCGTTCAGACTACTGGCAACTGGTCAGGCACGATTGGCTCTGATTTACGGCTATATGCAAACGAATTAGTCGGTGAAAATAATTCAACGGCAAGCCAAGCGTTCACAGATGCGGGATCACAAAGAGTAAGAGAAGCGGAATCGACTATTGCCTGTTCTGGCTCTGTTACCTCTGAAGGGACGAGGGTAAGAGAAGCATCTGCCACGGTAACCGCATCGTCTACGGTGACCATGACCTCTGGGTCTGTACTAAGACCAATTACACCGCAAAACATCAACGCAGTAGCAACAGTAACAGCCGCAAGTGAGCGTATTGCATTAGTTGAGCTGATTGTAGAAACGGCTTCCACTGTTGTTAGTAATGCAGAAAGGATTAAGCAGTCATCAGCCACTGTCACGGCATCTAGCACAGTAACGAGCGATGCTCAAAGAATTCAGCAATCATCGTCAACAATCGATACAACAGTAACGACAGAGGCAGAAGCACAAAGAGTCAGAGAGGCTGACGCATCAGCAACACCATCTGCAACCGTAACCGCCGTAGGTAATCGCGTACAGTTTGCATCAGCAGATATTAGCGCCGTAGCAACAAACACAAGTGAAGCGGAGCGTATACAACAAGGCGCTAGCAACATTGCGTCAGTATCATCGATTAACGCTGTAGGCCAATACACAGCAAAAGGTGAGGCGGATATTGATGCCTTAGCCTCGATATCTAGCGCAGGCCAAAGAATCCACTTAGCGTCATGTCAGGCTGACTCGACAACAGTCACAATCACGGTAGGACGTAAAAAGTGGGAAGCCACAGCAAGCACAGGGCAGTCATATGCCTCGCAACAACTAGATAGTCAGTCATGGAATCAAAAAACACAGACATCACAAGATTATGTGCAAGTTGGTGATGATAGCCAAAACTGGAGTACAATTAGTAAAACGTCAGCCGACTGGTCAGACATAGCCGCTTAGAGGAACAGATATGGCAGATACCACAACCACTACATACGGCCTGACAAAGCCCGAGCTTGGAGCCAGTGAAAATTCATGGGGCCAGAAATTAAATACGAATCTGGATAGCATCGATGATCTGCTAGACGGCACTACTGCGATTGCACCTAACCTCACAGAGGGATCGTGGGAAGTCGGCGGAACTGCGGTCACAGCGACTGCGGCGGAGCTAAACATCCTTGATGGTGTGACCGCCACTGCGACAGAGATCAATGCGCTCGATGGCATCACAGCTACTGTTACAGAGCTTAATTACACTGATGGCGTAACAAGCGCGATACAGGATCAACTGAACACAAAAGCACCCTTGTCTTCTCCTGCGCTTACAGGCACTCCTACAGTCACTGGGAGCGTTCCTGCAACTGGTACTGATACGGCTCAAATCGCTACAACAGCTTTTGTGCAACAAGAAATCAACGCAATTCCGGTAATTGATTATGCGTCAGAAACAGCCAAAGGCACTGTGAGGGCATATTTATCAAGTGGCAATCTGTACATTTACACACAGGACTGAGTTATGGGCGATATTACGTTCAATGACACAGCAATCGATGAAGTAGATGATGATGTGTACTTCAACGGCACAGCACTAGCTCTCTACAAGGGCGTTTATTTCAACGGCACACGGGTGTGGACAAAGCATCCCTATGAGCCGGGTACTGTGATTTTCACTTACAGGTGGGACGATTGGTATTCTCAAGGGAATCCAGTCAGCGGGCATACGATGCAAGCCTCTGGTACTGCATTCACTATCGCAAATTTTGTGAATGACTACCCTACGCTCTACCCAGAAGTTTTTGATGGCACACCGTATTTCACAGGCGGCAGTGGCGGTTCTAACTCCACGATCAGATTCACGCTGAATCCGGGGTTTACGGTTAGTTATTACAGGCAGTCTGCGCTAGGGATTGACTCAGACGGGGATGGGACTAACACAGGCGGAAGTTATAACCTCTGGAGAGGTAATACAGTCTCGGGTTTGGGTTCTATTGATTATGGATTGGCTTATTCTGGGTCAGGCAATAACTGGTCAGAGTTTAAGGTGAGTTATTTAGGGAGAGAGGACTGATGTCTATTGTTCCGCTCAAATTACAACCGGGAATGTTCAGGAACGGCACAGAGTTTGAGCAGTCTAATCGTTGGAGGGATGGTTCTCTGATGCGTTGGTCAGAAGGATCATTGCGTCCAGTAGGCGGATGGACCGCATTTACGGATGTATCAAATCAAATGAACGCGGCTCCTCGTGGTATGCATGGATGGCGAGCAAATGATGCGTCAAACAATATTGCGGCAGGAACGTACAACAAGCTCTACTACATTAGCTCTTCAGGCAACTTGACAGACATTACTCCTGCAACATTAACGGCAGGTAGAGCGGATGCCGCGCAGAACACGGGTTATGGTGGTGGCTACTACAACACTGGTAACTACAATGAGCCAAGACAGCCCACAGCCACATACGAGCCTGCTACGACATGGTCACTAGATAACTGGGGAGAATACCTTGTCGCATGCTCATCAGACGATGGGAAGATCTGGGAGTGGCAATTAGATGTCAATCAGAATGCCGCGGTATTGTCCAATGCACCAGTCGATAATAAGGCTCTAATCGTTACAGAAGAGCGTTTTATATTTGCGCTTGGTGCAGGGGGGAATCCTCGTAAAATTCAATGGTGCGAACGTGAAGACAACACTGTGTGGACAGCCACAGCAACCAATGAGGCGGGTGATATTGAGTTGCAATCCGGCGGGTCTATACAGTGCGCCGGACGAGTGCGGGGCAGAACAATTATTTTAACAGATGTAGACGCGCACTTGGCTACCTATCAAGGCCCGCCATACGTGTACGGATTTGAGCGCGTAGGCTCTGCGTGTGGGACAGACTCTCCTAAGTCGTTAGTCACTGTAGATCAAATGGCATTCTGGATGGGACAAAAAGGCTTTTTCGCTTTTGACGGGGCTTTGGTTACAGAACTTAATTGCGATGTTTCTGACTACATATTTAGAGATATCAACACGAACCAAATATCAAAAGTGTGTGGCGTACATAATTCAAGATATTCAGAAATATGGTGGTTCTACCCATCAGAAGGGTCAACAGAGAATGATAGATACATTACGTTTGACTACAAAGATAAGGTTTGGACTTTCGGCGCTCTCTCTCGTACAGCGGCCATCGATATCGGCATCTTGCGTAATCCAGTGTGGGCTACCGCTGATGGTGATCTTTACTTCCACGAGTTTGGATTTAACCACGGCGGCGATGCGTGTTTTGTTGAGTCTGGGCCAATTAGTCTCGTCAACGGCGACAGCATCATGAAGGTCAATCAATTGATCCCTGATGAGGAGACGCAGGGCGAGGTCACAGCCACGTTCAAAACAAGGTTCCATCCAAACGACACAGAGCGGACATACGGGGCGTTCACGATGGCGAATCCTACGTCTGTCAGATTTCAAGGCAGGCAGGTCAGGGTGCGCTATGACTCTGTGGTTAATAGCGATTTTAGGATTGGAACTATGCGTATCAACGCAGAAACTGGTGGTAGGCGATGAGCGAAACCCCTCCTCCTCCAGTCGGCGGACGTTGGAACGATTGGGGCGAACGTATCAATGCTTACCTTGTAAGGAACCTTTACAGGCTTCCATTTTTGCGGGGCGGAGAGTCAGCGGCAGATAACGGCATCATGGCGTTCGATCCGGCAGAAGATCATGCGGTAATGACACGTAATGGCGCATACGAGCCATTGGCATACGGCCATAACTCCCACTTACTTGCGTACACCACTACTGCGTTCACCGCATCAGCGGCTGATACAGAAACGCTGATCACTTGGACAAACGAGGCGGTCAGTAATCACATCACCATCGACGACACCACGACAAGCCGGATCGT